TATGTATCGCCGATTTATGGGAAATCAAGAATCGGACTTTGGCTGTTCCAAGTGATCGGACTTGAGATAGATGACGTAAAAACAATATGTGAAGATATATTTGATCAGATATTTGTTGATCGTGCTACATGGGGGCTCCCTATTTGGGAAAAAGAATACGGAATAACGCCGCTTCCAGATCAGACGATTGAGCAGAGAAGAACACAGATTTTGCAAATGAGGATAAAAAGGCCTTTGAATCCTAAAAGGTTTGAAAAGATCATAGAAGCTTTGAGCGGTGTAGAAACAAAGCTCATAGAAAATACAGCAAAAAATACATTTCAAGTCAATCTTTATGGCGAAGTAAATAATTATGATGAAGTAGTAAGAAGAATTGACGAATTGAAACCAGCACATTTATTGTGCAATATTCGTGTTTCAGACGTTATAGAATCAGAGACGGCATTGAATTATGCGATTGTTTCAAGCTCTTGTGAATATTCTTCTTCGATCGTTAGTGAGGTATAAAATCATGTGGGAAAATACAGTAATTACAAATGCAGGTATTGAATTATTAAAGAATGCCTTAAGCGGAGGAACAATAACAGTAACAGCGATCAAGTCTGGTGCTGGTAAAGTTGACGTTAGTGCTTTGAAAAGTCAGACGGCGGTATCATCAATTAAGCAGTCTGGAACAGTACAGGGCGTGACAAAAACAAACGAAACAATTAAGATAGGAGTATTGTTTTCAAACGCTGGTTTATCTGCCGGATACAGCATGACACAGCTTGGAATTTATGCAAAAGGATCAACCGGAAGTGAAGTGTTGTTTGCGATTTCTCAAAGTACAACAGGGAAAGAAGTTCCGGCAGAATCGGCTATGCCGTCATGGTCGTTAGTACATAATTTTTACATCAAGCTTAATAATGATGTAACAATGACAGCAACGGTTGATCCAGAAGGGTACGTTACATTTGAAACTATGCAGACAGCGTTAAATACGCATACAGGAAACAAGAGCAACCCTCATAGTGTTACTAAGTCGCAAGTAGGTTTAGGGAACGTTCCGAACGTAGCGACAAATGATCAGACACCGACATATTCAGATGCAACAACTCTTGTGACTTTATCAAGTGGCGAGAAAATATCTATTGCATTTGCAAAGATTAAACTTGCAATTACAACTCTGATTAATCATCTTGCGAATAAAAGTAATCCCCACGGAGTTACTAAAAGCCAAGTTGGATTAGTCAATGTGGAGAATAAAAGCAGTGCTACAATCCGTGGAGAATTAACCAAAGGTAATGTAACGACAGCCATTGGTTATACGCCAGCAAATCAGACTGACATGACGAATGCACAGAATGCTATTACGCAGCTAAATTCTGACATATCCGGAATGCACTTTATATCGATGAAGTTATCCGGCACATCAGATGCATACGGACAGATGTGGACAGATAATCCAGGTATTGACACTTATAACGTCAAGTATACTGATTGCATTACTAATGCGTTTATGAGTACAGACGGGAGATATGGACTTATACATCTCGAAGATATTCCAGGTCCCAATTCTTTCAAATTTAGATTAACTCAGACGGATAATCATGTTCTAGGCAATTGTCCTATAAATAAAACGATTGTTTTGGCTTACAAATATTAGCCTTATTCTTTGCCATAGACGATATAGGATATATTATCACTTGACGGATTACAAACAAACCATGTTGCATTCATTTTAATTTTTCTACTTCCGTTATTATACTCCATCAGAATACAAGCGTTGTAAGCATCGTTATATCGATAAGATGTAATCTTATTCCACCATGGACCTAAATCATTGATGTATATCTCAGGAAGTGTGATATCCGAAGCACCTTGGTATGCAATTGTTATCTGAATTACGATCTCTTTGTATTGACTGGGCACGGTAAATTCTTCAGATAATTTTCCGTCAAAGATTCGTTTCCAAGTCTTATCAGAATTTAGTTGTGTTGTTGAGAACAAGAAAGGAGAAAAAAGTGTCAGTAAAAACAGTACAAGCGACTATTAACGGTCAAACATATACACTGACTCTTAATAGTTCAACCGGCAAATATGAAGCTACGGTAACAGCTCCGTCGAAGAGTTCATACAATCAGAGTGGACATTATTATGGAGTAACGGTTAAGGCAACCGATGAGGCAGGAAACACAATCACAAAAGATGCAACCGACAGTACGTTAGGATCATCACTGCAATTAAAGGTAAAAGAGAAGGTCGCTCCAGTTATTGCAATCGTGTCTCCAACGTCCGGATCATATTCGACAAACAACAAGCCTGTAATTACTTGGAAGGTAACCGATACCGATTCTGGTGTTAATCCATCAACAATCGGTATCACGCTAGACAGTGGTACTAAGGTAACAGGCGATGCAATAACTAAGACTGCGATCACAGGCGGATACCAGTGTACATATACACCAACGACAGCGTTGTCCGATGGAAGCCATACAATCAAATTGGATGCAAGCGATTATGACGGAAACGCAGCAGCTACAAGCTCAACATCGTTTAAGGTAGATACAGTTCCACCTGTATTAACATTGTCCAGCCCAACTGATAAACTTATTACAAATCAAACTGCTTGCACAGTAAAAGGTACAACCAACGATGCAACAAGCAGTCCTGTCACGGTAACAGTTAAACTTAATTCTGGAGCAGCAGAAGCAGTCACAGTTGGAAGCGATGGAAGTTTCAGCAAGGCCCTTACTCTTGCAGTAGGTACAAACACAATTACCGTTGTTGCAACCGATGGTGCTGGTAAGACAACGACAATAACACGTACCGTTACGTTAGACAAAACCGCACCTGTGATCAAGAGTGTTACATTGACACCGAACCCAGTCGATGCTGGCAAAACATTTATCATATCCGTTGAAGTAACGGACTAGGTTAGTTGTTATGGTAGTTCGACTAGAGGGGAATGTAAACGGAGAGTCAGTGATCTTAACTAGATCCGCTGACTCTTTAGATTTATGGAAGTCCGTCATACCAGCCACATTAAACGGCAGGTATGTAATCGGATTAACTGCATATGATGAGGCAGGGAATGTAAGTAGCTATTCTACATACATACTTACAGTAGATCTGAAAGCATTAAGAGTTTCACTGAAGCCTTTTGATTTGTATGCAACCTTGCACAACGAGAAATAAGAAGAAAAAAAGAGGAGGAGAACATGCAAAAAAAGAAAGTGATCATAATGCACCCGGGAGAATCCAGAACAGCAGTAATTACTATACATTCTATTAAAAATGAGAAATTTACAATTGAAAGTGCGGAGTATTCGCTAATATACATGAAAGACAAAGCTGAAGAAAGCACTGGAGTTTGTAATATTAAAGAACATGATATAGAAGCACTGATTTCTCCTCAAAAACGTGGTACCTATGTACTAAACATCAGATATGCAGTATTGGACGAAATCTTAATAGAGCATATAGAAGTGAAGGTGGTATGATGGCAGAAATCATTGAAATTAAGTTTGTAAGTCTGTCTCCTAACCCAGTACAGACTGGTGGAAAAGTTAAGATCAGCGTAGGACTTGAAGCAAACGAAAGTGATGTTGATTGCTTCTATTGCATATTTTCTTCCGAATTAGAAAAAAGTCAAGTAACAATGACAGCAACGGTGTAGCTGAGGAAGGAGACATATTGGAAGATGAATACTTAAGACGACACGAACATGAAGAGTTTGCCAAAGATGTAGATCGTGAGCATAAGAGACAAAACAAAAGAATTGCAGCATTAGAAGTGACAGTAAGACAGATCAATGATCTTACACTGTCTGTACAAAAACTTGCGATCAATATGGAACACATGCTCGTTAATCAGACAGAACAAAGCAAAAGGCTTGAAGAGTTAGAGAACCGAGATGGAGAGAAATGGAGAAGCGTTTCTATGTATGTCCTGACTGCATTAATCGGTGCAGTGCTCGGATTTGCACTCAAACAAGTTGGGATATAAGAAGGAGAGATAAGATGAAAGAATTATTTGAACAGAATAAGGTGTTTTTTTTGGCAGTGATCACAGTATTGATCATTGCTTTTTTAGTTAAGAAACTGATCGACTATATCACAAAGAAAGGTCTTGAAGGAATCAGACTGGATGTGTACAAGCTGTTTGTAGAAGCAGAGAAAACCTTCCGAGCATCCAAGCAAGGACAGCAGAAATTTGATTATGTAATACATATGGCCAGAGGACTTTTACCTAAACCTATTCAATTATTTGTAAGCGAGAGCATGTTAAAAGAGATCGTTCAGTTATGGTTTGATGGTGTCAAAGACCTTTTGGATGACGGTAAATTAAATAATTCAGTATACGATTTAGAAGATGTTGAGGAAGTCAGCAGAAAAGATAAGATCAATCATACGACAGAGTTAGATGACGGAACATGGACAAATTACGCAGAGACTCCGTTACCTGAAACTGACTTAGAAGATCCAGAGGAACAGGAACAGACAGAAGATAATCAGGCAGCAGCAGAACAGGAGGTGTAGACATATGAGAATCGCATTGACAGTAGGACACAGTTTGCTTAAAAATGGATCATATACATCAGCCAGTGGAGAAGATTGCGGTGGAGTAAACGAGTATAAGTACAATAAAAAGCTGATGAAAAAGGTAAAAGAATATCTTGAAAGCGACGGACACAGTGTTGATCTGTATATCTGCCCAGAGAAGGTATTTACCGCTGCGTATCAGGAAAAATCATGGAAACTGACACGTTTAAATGCAAAGAATTATGATCTTGTTGTCGAAGGTCATTTGAATTGCTATAACGGAAAGGCTCATGGAACAGAGGTACTTTATGTGTCTGAGGGCGGTAAGAAATACGCAAAGAGAGTACAGAAGAAACTCGTATTCGCTGGATTCACTGATCGTGATGTTCAGAAGAGAACGAATCTGTATATGCTGAATGGAACAAAGGCAACAACGATCATGACAGAAAGCTTTTTCTGTGACTCCAAGTCCGATTATAAGATCGGTAAAAACGTTAATAAGATTGCTAAGCTGATCGCAGAGGGAATCTGTAATAAAAAGCTGGGAACAGCTACCAAGGCTAAGGAATCTGTAAAAACGACAGTGAAGAAAGTTACCAAAGCAACTGTGTATGCTAAGGTTGTCACAAAATCCGATCCACTTATGATCAGAAACAGTGCTAACAGATCATCTAAGGTTATCGGTAAGATTCCGAAAGGATCAAAAGCAGAAATAATTAAAAAAGGCAGCACATGGACGAAAGTTAAGTACAAGAGCGTAACAGGGTATTCAGCTACAAGATACCTTAAATTTTAATATTAACCAGGGGAGAAATCCTCTGGTCTTTTTTTATTTCCAGAAATTACATAATTATTTTTATAGATAATCCAACAATAGTATGTTAGCATAAAAGAAAACGTTGGAGGATATGACATGAGCGTAGTAATTATGGTTAGATCAGGAAAAGAACTGTTTTTGTTTGGGGATAAAAAAAGTACACATATAAATAATTTTGATAGAGAAAAAGAAACTTATGAAGAACAATCTGTTTCGTATGATTCTCGAAAAGTGTATCAAGTCAAAGACGATATTATTATTGGAATGGTAGGATCATCTTTAGGGTATGATAATTTATTTCGATATGTTATTAATAACCAACAAGTAGAGAAAGATGTTGCGGATATGATGGAAAATTATCAGGATTTTGTACACAATTGGTTAGATTATCAATATGATGATATAAAGAAATATTTTGATAATAATACACAATTATTGGACATTGAAAAAATGTTTGGTGCCATAGTATGTGGAATTAAAGATGGAAAATTTTATGGAACTATTTATGGGTATCCAGCAGATGAAAGTGCTGATGGAAAAGAACAAGAAATTGGTGAGGGTATAATGACGGTATTATCAACAAAGAAATATGATAATTTATACAAAAATAATTTCATAAATTTTTATAAAGAAAATGGTAATAACGTTGTTGATGCAGTGGAAAGTACATTGAAGACTATGGCAAAAATTGATGATACTATAAGTGAACAATTTGATGTCGTTAAAATATGCTTAAATTAATTCAAGATAGATTTATTTTATGATGATTGATTCTTTGTATTTCTATATTTAGATTCAAAATTTGAAAATAAACAGGGTACTTTCTTGCTATAAAAGGGGGTACTATTCTGTAATAAAACAGGGTACTTTTTGCAAATAAGGGGGGTACTTTTTGTTTTTCGGAATAATTACAAAAAGTACCCTGTTTTATTGCTGTTACATATTGCAAAAATCAAGTAAAAATGTAGGGTAATTCAATTTACATTGTGAAGAACGCAACCCATGTTATCCCTATTTAGGTTTAAATTTAGAAATTTTAATATGTTCCAACAATCTCAATTCCAAATTTCAATCTTTTCTTTGTAGGTTTCCCTTTTACTCCATATCCACCAAGAGCGAGATCAATTGCATTTTCAGCACAATAATGGGATTTATAAATGTTATGATCATCCGGAAGATCAATGATCCATCCAGCAATTCCATCATTATTATAAGCAGTTATATAATGCTTTCTGTATTTTATAGTTTTTTTAGACGTGACACAGGCACTATCTTTCCATCTTACACGCATAATGTATTCCTCCTGAGTTTTGTTGACAAAAAAGTTTTTTTGAATTAAAATTTCAAAAGATACCAATTTACGATGACAGTGTAATAAATCTAGTTCATAAAGTAAGCAGTTTGATGCAAAGTAATAATGAATTCGCCTGGTGAAGTCTGTATCTATCATGGTGGCGATGTAAATGTTGCAGTCGAGGAGATCGATCTTAAGAACCCAAAGACAAATAGAAAAAATGCTGGTTTCACGGATGAGGAACGTGAAAAAATGAGAACAATCCTTAGCAATGGATTTATCGATACCTTCCGTTATTTATACCCAGACCAGACAGGAATCTATTCCTGGTGGTCTTACCGCTTCAATGCGAGAAAGAATAACGCAGGGTGGCGCATTGACTATTTTATTGTATCAGAGTGTTTAAAAGATCGTATCAGTGATGCGAAGATCTTAACAGATGTGATGGGATCAGATCACTGTCCGATCGAGTTGGATTTCAAATGAAAATTACAGACTGTGGATTGAAACAGATAATAAGAACAGAAAGAGGTAAAATCAGATGGTAGAATTAACAAACAAAGAATTCTTTCAGGATTTAGATCAGACAATTGCAGCTCAATTATTTGAACAGACAACGTATCCATGGGAGATTCTTCCATTGATCAAAGATTTTGTACTGGAAGTTGGACCAACACTATCAGCAGATGAATATGATCAGGTAGAAGAAGATGTATGGATCGCGAAAAGTGCAACGATCGCCAAGACGGCAACGATCAATGGACCAGCGATCATTGGTCCAGATACAGAAGTGCGCCCAGGAGCATTTATCAGAGGAAATGCATTGATCGGGGCAGGATGTGTTGTAGGAAATTCTACAGAGATCAAGAATGATATTTTATTTAATAATGTTCAGGTGCCTCATTACAATTATGTAGGAGATTCTATTTTAGGATATAAGTCTCATATGGGAGCTGGATCTATCACATCGAATGTAAAATCTGACAAGACAAATGTTGTGATCAAAAACGGAGAAGAAAAGATTGAGACTGGAAGAAAGAAGATCGGTGCGATCTTAAGTTCTCGTGTAGAAGTAGGATGCGGAACTATCTTGAATCCAGGATCAGTGGTTGGTCATGATACCAATATTTATCCATTATCTATGGTACGTGGATGTATCGCACCAAACAGCATCTATAAGAACGCAGGAGAGATCGCTCAAAAACGATAG